GAGTGGGATGAAGAGATATATTCAGGTCCTATTGGTACACCTATACCTGAAGAGCAAGTTAAGAATTGGTTTGATAGAGATGTACAACAGTCTATAAATGACTGTATATCATTGTTTGATAACTTTGATAAACTTCCTGAAGATATACAACACGTATTAACAAATATGTCTTTTCAATTAGGCAGACCAAGATTAAGTAAATTTAAGAAGATGATTGCTGCTGTGCATGAGGAAGATTATCGTGAAATGGCAACGCAGATGGAAGACAGTCGTTGGCATAAGCAGACAACAAACAGAGCCAATAGATTAATTGAAAGAGTTTTACAACAGAGTATACCTGCATGACAACTAAAAAAAGAGAATTAACAGATAGACAAAAAAAATTTCTAGAAGTTTTGTTTGATGAAGCAAGTGGAGACACTGTTCAAGCAAAATTAATAGCAGGATATTCGGAGCACTCTTCTACATCTTCTATAGTCGCTTCTATGAAAGATGAAATAATGGAAGCCACTCAAATGTACATGAGTAGAAATGCTCCGAAGGCAGCAGTGGCTATGGTAAGTGGAGTTGATGACCCTACACAACTCGGTGTAAGAGATAGACTTTCTGCTGCTAAAGAATTGTTAGATAGAGTAGGTTTAATTAAAACTGAAAAAGTTCAAGTAGAAGCATCAGGTGGTGTGATGTTATTACCACCAAAGAAGAAATAATGAATAGAAGTTTAGGTAAGTGGAAATTACCACAACCAACAGATTTAAAAGATGAAGAACAAAGGGAGTGGATACAAATACCACGCATAGCAAGAACTATACCTTTTGGATATAAAATAAATGAAAAAGATACAGAATTGCTTGACCCTATTCCTTATGAATTAGAGGCAATAGAGTTAGCTAGAAAATATATAAAACAATATTCATATCGTGAGGTTGCTAATTGGCTAACTACTAAAACAGGAAGAGATATATCTCACGTAGGATTAAGAAAAAGATTAATGCATGAGCAACAACGTAAGAACAAAGCTAGAACTCTTAGAAAATGGTCCGAGTATGCCGAGAAAGCAATCCAAAAAGCGAAAGAGATTGAAGAAGGCAGAGTCGGAGCAAAAGCCTGAAATAAAAATTATAGATGAAATTGAACAAGTTCCTATAGAAGAACATAAAATTATCTTTAAACCTAATGAAGGACCTCAAACAGAGTTTCTTGCAGCAAGTGAGAGAGAAGTTCTTTATGGTGGAAGTGCAGGTGGTGGTAAGTCGTATGCCATGTTAGCAGACCCACTGCGTTATATGGGTCATCCTTCATTCAGTGGATTACTACTACGACATACTACAGAAGAATTAAGAGAACTTATATTTAAGTCAAAAGAATTATATCCTCAAATATGGA